AGAGAACGGAGAGGTCACATGGCCCAGAATATTAAAAACTTTGAAGAACTATTTGAAGCCAGTTTCCCGAAACTTTGGGAGCGTCCAGCACTGCACGTTTTTAAAGATGAGATTAGAAAAATCTGCGAGCGCATGTTTGTAGCAACACAGCACACTATGCCATGGGACAAAGAACTTTGATTACAGCAGAGTTATTAGCATACTGTGCTAAAGAGGTCGAGTTTGGTGATGAACCAATTGATCTGGGCATGACACCACTTGATATTGATGAAATCTACAGGCTTATGTCAATCACTGTAGCTGAAATGGAAGCTGATGAGCTGGTTCTTCGAGCATCAGTAGTAAAACTACTAGTAGAGAACTTTGTTCTCAATTACAGGCTTATGACATGAAGTATTATACTTATCAAGACCCGGATGGTACGCATACTTTCTCTACAAGTCAAATCTTTGATCAGTACTGGCCCTATTGGTACTCAAAGATGGTCAAGAAGTATGGCCCAGACAGTCCTCTAGTCAACTGGGAAAGTTGCCTGAACGATTGGATAACGGTACATTGGGCTTATGAAGAGCGTCCTACTGAAAAGTAGGGCGCTTTTTTCGTATCTGCGCCAAACCGCAACGATTTCTCACCTAATGTTACGTGTACGTAAAAAGGCCCGCTGAAACTAATCAGCGGGCCTTTATTTTATACAGAATAGAAAATATGACCACCGTATTTCAGTGTCACTTTAAGTTCTCTAATCCAATATGGCTTAACACTTCTGTTGTGGAAGTAAACAGCACCCTTAGTAATATCTCTACCAGGGTTCTTTACTAGTGTTTTGGCTAACTGCCAAATTGGGTCGCCGGGTTTATATAGCCCTTTGGCAAACTGACCTCGCTGCTTTACAACGTGGCACGCTGGCTTATGCTGCTTCTTGGATCTATTGAGAATAACGTGAAGAACTCCACGCATACCCTTCTCACTCTCACCTCTAGCCTCAGCATACAATACACTAGTTACAGTATTTACACATTCCATAATATAGATTAAGACTCTTCCTGAGCCCTCCCTCTACGTTTTTCCCTGACAACAGCAGCGCGCTTTAGCCTACGCCTTTTATCGCTTGGCTTTTCATAAAAGCGCCGCTCCTGAATTTCTCTAAACACGCCTTCTTCAATAAGCTTCCGCTTTAGTAGCTGCAAAGCCCTGTTTAGGTTGCCGTTTCTAACTTCTACTCTCATAGTCCTGTCGATCCAAATCCGTTGTCTTCTCTAGTATTATCTAGTAATAGTTCCTGCTCAATGTGAACGGGCGCTAGTACTAGCTGCGCGATTCTGTCTCCGGTCTTAACATAGAAAGCTTCCTTGCCCGCATTAAAGAGAATGATTTTAATCTCACCTCGATAATCAGAGTCAATGGTGCCAGGGCTATTAAGAACAAAAACACTGTTTTTTGCTGCTAGGCCTGAGCGAGAACGAACTTGCCCCTCTAAGCCCTCTGGTAGATTAATGCGAAGACCAGTCCCGATCAATGCACTATCACCTGGCAAAATAACAGTTGCTTCAATACTATGAAGATCTAAACCTACAGAGCCTTTAGTTTGATAGCGAGGAATGATTGCATCCTCACGAAGTCGCTCAATTATCATTACTTAGTAACATCCCTTGCATACAGGCCATAATGCCTGCTGCGTTTAGCTTGAAAAGCATGGAATCAACATCAATTTCATTTTCCACAGCCCAAGGAATCAGAGCTGCTTCAATAAAGTCCTCGACCGGATCGAACTCCGGCTCTTTGGGAGCCTTGCCTGGAAATTGAATTACATTATCCACGTGCTTTTCCTTGTGTACAAACCCTGATATACAGGGCGCTTTTGTTGTCTTTGTCTGGATTACGAATGGTTTCGCAGACTCGCTTACCAGCCGCTCTAGCATCCGCCTTAAAGATAAGGCGATCTATTGGAGACCAAGTATCAAACTTATGTTTCTTGGCTACATTACTATGCAAGCCCTTAGAAGTTTTCTTTGATCTAGTACGCTTTTTACCCAATTTTAGTTCCTTTCTAACTCAGGCATCTTCGTGCCTAGTTAGTATAGTAACCTATTTACGATTGAAAGTCAAGTATTATTTTAGTTTTGGTTAATTTTTTACTTGACTCTGAAGCTTAAACCTTGTAATATGAGAGATAGATAGGAGACGAGAATGATCGATGTTGTATACAAAAAGGGTCAGCTTACCACGCATATGCGATACCATCCTAAGGTATTCTCGCAGGTTACTAAGTATATGCTTAAGCAGGGTGTTGACTCTTACGAGGTCGAAGGTCGGTTTGTCAGTATGAAGGGCACACGTGTGTATCTGGATGGTGAACTCACTACTTGGGCAGATCTAGAAAAGGAATTTGTAAAATGACACAAGGAGAATCGTTTTGAGTAGCTCTAGCGCATCACTACCACGGCACTATTATGTGTGGGTGGACAGCTCATTCATCCGAGAAGGAGCCTCAGGGTATGAGCCAGCAGTATGGTTTGGCCTGCATAGTTATCCAGGAAGGGCCTGGGGATGCCACGTCATTCTTCAGGGTGGCGCATTTTATAGAGGTTTGCCACCTCATGCCATTTCATTCAGCGAGGAGCCAGAATGCACTGATTGGACTATGAAACAAGCACAAGTCTGGGATTGCTATGGTCGAGATTTCTCGCTGCTAATTTATGACTATTTAGACGGGCTAGATGTTCGTGTCAAGGGTGGTGAAGAAGGGCAGTATTTATTTACAGCGGTGCCTCAGGGAGATGCATATACTCACGAGGTATCACAGGCTAAAGAGTTTATGTTTATTCGAACATATGGCGATCGGTTGACTATTGTGCCAACAAACAATCTATTGTTCGAAGAGCGATCGTTTACTGACGATCAGGGCTGGCCACGCCTCAAACGGTCTAATGAAGTATGGACTTGCGAATGATTATTAATAAAGAATTTATCAGTGGTAATCTAAGTATTTTTCTAGTGGACTACAAGCTAGGCCAGACAACGTACTCCGTACGAGTCTGGGCCGAGTCTCTAGAAGATGCCGAGAGGCACGTGAAAGCTATCCGCAATACTGCGACAGTAGCTGGTCAACTATATCAATCTGAACCCGTTCTTGGCGGGATTCACTAAAATATATCTTGACTTTTCGAGCATAATTTGTTATAACAAATGCATAGTCGCTGACGATTTGTAATAAAAATGGACAGCACGCGAGTTCGACTCTCGCCGTCTCCACCATTCATGGGGACGACTTGGAAATCGACTGACATTACATAGACCTTTCCGAGACTATTGACTGGCAAAGTGCCATAATTAACTGCAAACGATAACGTTGCATTCGCGCTAGCTGCATAAGCTAGACGACGGGCGGTGGGAGCCTTGGAACAGAATCCCACACTCAAAGGAGAGATATGCGTAACATTTGGACAATCCCTTTTAATAATAACTATTATATTTGCTGGAAAGATAAACAAGGTAAGACCCAGCATCGTCCAATGACAGATGCAGAAGATCGTGCCTACTTTACTTCCAAAGACCCTGAAAGAACTCTAAATGAACTACTTGATAACCGATGAAGTCCCAGAATACTGGGAATCTCTTTTAGACTCTTTCATTACAATGGTACAGTGGGAAGAAGAGTTCAATAACGGACCTCCTGTAGACTCCGTGGAAGCGAGAGTACATAGGGGCCTCCTTCATCTTATCTACGAGGGCGGAGATCATATCACCGATGCTCTAGCAAGATTTGCTAGAGAGCACTCCAGCAAGGTTTGCTTTAGTTGTGGCGCTCCTGCAAGTAGATTCGTATTTCAATATCCAAAATGTGAAGACTGCGACTAGGGGCTTAACGGCCCCTATTTGCATTGGGAGAAACAAATGGGATTTATCCTAAGTATAGTAGGGTTCGGAAAAGCTGCCGTTAAGTGGGCTTTCGATAACTGGCGAATAACAGTTCCAATTCTAGCGGTTGTAATAACTTTCTTTTGGACAAAGGAACATTATTACACTCAGGGTCTGGAAGACTGTCGCGTCGAGTGGGAAGCCAAGGTAGCGGCTGAAACCTTGAAAAACGAGAAGCTTAGTGAAAAACTAATTGATAACTCGATTAAGTTTGGTGAACACACCGATAAAGAAAATAACGAGCGCAAAGAGAAGGAGACTTCTACTCAGACTCGTATTGAAACAATCATCGAAAAGCCTATCTATCAGGAGTGCAAGGTGGATTCTGAAGTCGTAACAGGCCAGAATGAACTAAAGGAGGCGCTAAAATGAGAGTACTTATTCTAGCACTTCTACTAGTTGGATGCGCAGAAGCACAGACGGGTCTAGGCACGTACCCTAAGGTACCACCAGTACCTGATCAACTTAACGACAAGGTAGGCTCCTTGCCCCCTAATTCTGATCTAACAATGGCTGGACAGATTAGAGATAATAACCGAAGCATCCGAGCCTACAACGAAACGGGCTTTAAATATAATCGCCTTCTAGAATACTATAACTGTGTTCGAGAAGCTATCAATGAGAGAAAAGAACCTAAATGTCAGTAGAAAATACACTGGACGAGCGCGGCTCAAGGTATGGGACATTCGAGGACCATGCTAGAATTGCGCAGGCCGTACAGGATGTAATGCGGTCTAGTCCGAACTGGCAGTATCTAGAAGCTGATGAACGTCAGGCTCTTACCGTTATTTCGGATAAGATTGCTAGAATTTTGAACGCTCCTGTTGGAACTGTATACTCAGACTCTTGGCATGACATTGCTGGGTACGCTCTACTAGTAGATAGGCGTCTAAAAGAGATTGAACAAACCCGTAAATAACTCTTGACTTTTAGCTTCGAGTTTGGTAAGTTAAAGCTAGAAAGGAAAAGTATGAATTTATTCTATCTAGACGAAGACCTAGATAAATGTGCAGAGTATCACATTGATCCCCATGTTGGCAAGATGCAGCTCGAAGCAGCTCAGCTTCTTACCACTACAGTGTGGATTGACAAACATCTAGGATTTATTCCACGTAAGCTAACAAGCGAAGAATTAGGAGTTATAAATGATCTCAAGCGTCGTGAACCGGATATTGATAGTCGTACTTTCACTCGATATCTCCCTACTCATATTAACCACCCAAGCGCTGTCTGGGTACGGTCAAGCCTTGAGCACTATTATTGGACAGTAAACTATGTCAATGCACTAAACGCAGAGACTATGTACCGAGGTAATAAGTCTCATGCATCTTGTGCAGAGGTTAATCGTATGCCAGAACCTACTCGTCTACCAGACATGGGATGGGTTCCTCCTACATTAGCCATGCCTGACAAACTAAAATCTAGCGATCATATTGCGTCCTACCGTATGTTCTATATGCTAGACAAGTGGCCTTTCGCAGCATGGAAAGTCCGTGGTAAACCGCATTGGTGGGATGACAGCATCGTCGAACAGCAGAAGCTGGAAGGCGGCAGAGTGAGTGGACGATAATGGAGTTCTTAAGTTATTTTTTAACCCTTTGTTTTGTACTACTATTAATAGCCTTGCTAATTGTAGCACTACCAGCTTGGATTTGGTTCCTAGTAGCACTATTCTTAATAAGTATATTCGTATTTGGAGATAAAAATGAAAAATGAAATTATAGAGGCACTAGAGGCGCATCTTGAAGGCAATATTAAAAAGCATAGAATGAATATTCTGATTATGCTGGCTAATCCAATGGCTATTCACGATCACACAGATCTTATAGGAGCTATCGAAACAGAACTAGGTCACATTGCCGAGTACCATGATAAGTTAGAAGCACTAAACGAGGTTCTTTCGTGAGTCAAGTAAACCTAGTATGTTTATCTAAGCCCAGTGCTTATACCGGGTGCCTAAGCGCTGAGGACCTAGTCGCTTGGTGCGCTAGAGTTTCCAATCCGGGTAACCAGAACAACACAAAGACTGCTGCGAAGCTAGTCAAGTATCTTATTTCTAATCAGCATTGGTCTCCTCTAGAAATGGTTCATATGAGCCTAGAGATCAAGACTACACGCGATATCGCTCGACAGATTCTTCGGCATCGTAGTTTTGCGTTTCAGGAATACAGTCAGCGGTACGCTGATCCAACAAAGACACTAGGATTTGAGGCTAGGGAAGCCCGCCTCCAGGACCCAAAGAATCGTCAAAATTCTGTAGAACTATCAGAGACTGATAGGCGTCTACAGGAAGAATGGAACATGGTTCAGTGGGAAGTTATCTCAAGGTCTCAGAAAGCATATAACTGGGCTATCGAGCACGGTATCGCTAAAGAGCAAGCAAGAGTTGTATTACCAGAAGGCAATACTGAATCAACTGTAATCATGGCGGGAACTCTGCGTTCTTGGGTACATTTCTGTCTACTAAGGATGGATAATGGCACTCAGAAGGAGCACCGCATAGTGGCTGAACAATGCTGGGAAATTATCAAGCAACATTTCCCATCAGTAATAGAAGCCTGCACGGAGAAGTAAAAGTGGAACTAGAATATAATGAAGAACTGGACGAACATTTCGTTATCATTCCAGAAAGTATGCTACGCAATCTAGACTGGGATGAAGGCGATATGCTAGACTATGAGTTGTCAGACGGTATTCTAACAATCTTCAAAATCTAAGTTGACATTATCTGTTGAATGGGCTATATTTCTACTTTAAGGAGGGCTTAATGACTAAATCTAAGATTAAAGTCAAAGAACACGAAAATCTAAGTGAAGCTAACATCAAGCGAGTTATCGAACTCCTTGAAGCAGAAAAGCCTATTCCAAAGAAGGATGCCTACGCAATCCTTAACATTTCTCCTAATCCTACTCGATTGGCTAAGATCATCGAGAACTATAAGGCAGAAAAAGCAGAACTGGAGCGTCGTCGCGCTCAAAATCGCGGCAAGCCACCTGAAGCTCACGAGATTCAAACGTGTATTGAAGGCTATCTAGATGGAGATTCCATTTCAGATATTGCACAGCGTTTGTATCGCAGTGTGGGTTTTGTGAAGGAAATCGTCGAACAAGTTGGCGTACCTTCACGAGTTGTTGGTGCTAATTATAGTAACCCTGGTATTATCCCAGAACCGTGCATCCGAGAATCCTTCGAAGTTGGAGAGATCGTCTGGCACGCTAAGGAACATGCCATGGCTATTATTGTCAAAGAGCTAGACAAAGTAAAAGATAAGTCGGCAAAATACTACAGAACCCTCGTTATTGAGGCTCTAGAGGATGATAGCCGCTTTTACCTGAAACAGCACAATTACGCTGGACGTTATGTGGGCGCTTACTCCTATGATTTAGGCTCCCTAGAACATCTTAAACAATATGGAGTGGACGTTTATCGTCCGTATAGGCAGGATTTCGCAAACTTCAGCCTAAAGGAAAATTAATGCTAGTACATCATCTTCTTGTAGTAAACGCAAGAGTTAATAAACCACCTGTAGATCCTGTATTCATCAATGCTTGGAAAAAGCAATTGATTGAGGATATTGGAATGAAGCTTCTTATGGGGCCATTCAGTACCTATCATGATATGCCAGGTAATCGTGGTTTAACCTCTGTGAGTGTTATCGAGACCTCACACATCGCTCTTCATGTATGGGATGAAGAGTCTCCAGGGCATCTAAGACTAGATGTATACTCCTGTGCCGAGTTTGATATTGATACTATCATATCAGCTCTGAAACATTTTGATCCTACCTATGTAGATTACAAGTTTCTAGACCGCACAGGCGATGATATAGTAGCCTCGTAAAAATAAAACTTGACTTTAAAACCGTTTTGGAGTATAAATAATGCTAGAAAACATTTTTGTAGGACTCGGAATCGGAGGAGTAATCCTCTTGATTCTGGCGATCTTCGTCGCTGGGCCATTTCTCAGTATTATGGCAGTTAATCAACTATTTGGAACGACCATTGGTTTTACCTTTTGGAACTGGTTAGCAGCTTTCTGGCTACACATTGTTGTTGCTAGTACCACTACGAAGTCTGCAAATAGCTAAACGCTGCTAGGCGGCAAGCACGTACTCTTCGGTACGTTATAGTGGGCGAATGGTTCATACTATACAAATAAAACGAGGTACGCGGGCACAAATAGAGGCTGCCAGAGCGGCGGGTCTGCTAAAAGACGGCGAACCTTATCTAATTACTGATGAAAATCGCTTAGCCGTTGGGGTTGCCCCTAACGGCTATTCGTCGTTTGCAAAAACAACGGAACTAGAAGATGAAAAAGTAGCAGTATCTGTAGCTGGTAATCCAGGTTATCTATACCCAGATGCTAATTCTGGTATTTTAAGAACTAATAGTAGTCTTACCGTACAGAAAGATATTAACGACAGCTTTATTCAATTAGCTGTAGGGGATGTGGACTTTGGCACATTCTGAGAACTCATAAATGCCTAACTTATTAAAAATTAAAAGAGGTTCTAGAGCGCAGCTAAACAGTGCTGTTAGTGCTAATACTCTAAACCTTGGCGAGCCTTATCTAATTTCGGATGAATCTCGTATCGCTATCGGTACTGGCTCGAACACTTTCGTAGACTTTGCTAAGTTCAGTGAACTACCAACCGTAAATAATGGGACACTAAGCCTAGAAATAGGAACTGCTGCTGCTACTAATAATGCTATTACCGTATCAAATGGTACGGGTTTTAGTGCTAATACTGCTACTAACGCTTCATATACTATTAGCATTGGTCCAGCTGTATCAGCCCTAGCTACAACAATGACAGGAGCCACAACTGGATTTCTAAAAAAGAGTGGCGCGGACACATACTCATTAGACACCAATACATATCTAACCGCAGAAGCAGATACACTAGCAACTGTAACAGGAAGGGGTGCTAGCACAACTAATCAGGTTACTTTCACAGGTGGAGCACTAATCGGTGCAAACGGAAGTGCTGCGGCTGGTATCGGATTCAGAGGAGCCACCAGTGGTACAGCAACTATACAAGCTGCCGCTGCAGCCGGTAGTGCAGTAGTACTAACTCTACCTACCACTACCGGTACTTTGGCCTTAACAAGCCAAATTCCTACCGTAAATAACGGAGGACTTACTGTAAGTATTAGTGGTACCGCCGCCGCTTCCGGAACCACTCTTGCTATGGGCACAGGAACAGGCTTTACAGCTAACGCTTCCAGTGCTTCTACTTATGATATTCGTGTAGGTCCGGGTCTAACTGCTCTAGCCACATTTATGAACACAGCAACCGCTGGTTTCATTCGTAGAACCGGAGCTGATACATTCGGTATTGATACAAATACATACCTAACAGGTAACCAGACAGTTACTTTAACAGGAGATATTAGTGGGTCTGGTGCTACATCAATTTCTACTACTCTAGCTACAGTTAACTCTAATGTCGGTACATTCACAAAGGTAACCGTAAATGGCAAGGGTCTTGTAACAGCCGCTACAACACTCGCAGCAACTGATATTCCAACACTGACAGCAGCTAAGATCAGTGACTTTGATACACAGGTAAGAACAAGTCGTCTAGATCAGATGGCTGCTCCTACAGCCGATGTAGCGCTAAACTCACGTAAAATCACAGGTCTTGCAGATCCTACAAATGCTCAGGATGCAGCTACAAAGGCTTACGTTGACGGAATAGCACAAGGAATAGACGCGAAGGCTTCTGTACATGTGGCCACTACTGCAAATATTACACTATCTGGATTACAAACTATTGATGACGTAGTACTTGTAGCAGACGATCGTGTTTTAGTTAAAGACCAGACAACAGCATCTCAAAATGGTATCTATGTCGCGTCAGCTAGTGCATGGAGTCGTGCTACAGATGCTGATACATGGAATGAGCTTATCTCAGCGTTTACTTTCGTAGAAGAAGGTACAGTTAATGGAGATAATGGATTTGTATCTACTGTTAATGCTGGGGGGACCCTAGGGGTAACAGCAGTAGCTTTCGTTCAGTTCTCTGGTGCAGGTCAAGTTATAGCTGGTGCTGGTCTCACGAAGACAGGAAACACGCTGAATGTAATAGGCACAGCCGATCGTATTACTGCAAATGCTGACAGTATTGATATTGCATCTACATACGTAGGTCAAAGTACAATCACAACACTAGGTACAATTGCTACTGGTACATGGAATGCTACCGCGATTGGAGTAACGAAGGGCGGTCTGGGACTAACAGCAGCGGTTACTGGTCTACTTAAAGGTAATGGATCCGCATACTCAGCAGCTGTTGCAGGTACAGATTACCTAACACCAGATAGCACAATTGACGGCGGAACATTTTAATATTTAAAGCCTCGCTTATATAAGCAGTAGAGAGGAGCCATATGGCAAATACAGTTAAATTAAAGAGGTCGGCAGTCGCTAGTGCGGTGCCGACTACTACACAGTTAGAACTTGGAGAGCTTGCCATCAATACAAATGATGGCAAGCTATTCCTTAAAAGGGACAATGGTACTGAAAGTATTGTACAAGTAGGTTCGTCTCTTATTACAGATAATGGCACGAGAGTAACTGTAGGGGGCCCCACTACCTTAACTGCTCCTAATACCAGTGCAGCAGCATGGTTAACATCGGGTATCAATCTCGTTGTGAGTCCAGCTACATTCACAGATACGACCAGTAGCGGAACAATTGGGGATG